CCCACGCTAAATTTTGTGTAGCGCCCTGTTGTTTAGGAAACACTGTCCACTCATTGTGGTTAAGGTCGTACGCAGCATAAGGATTAATTGTTCTAATATCTGTGGCTCCAGGATTAACGTAAAAAGTTACTTCAAATCCATTCCAATTAGTCATTTCAGGCTGTAGGTGTTCTCTAAAATCTTCATTTAACATTTTGCTAATCTCAATATCTGATAATCCCATATACTCTGGATGGGCTTTTCTAAATGAAAAATAATCAACACCAATGAGGATATCTAAATCTCCTGGTTCACGATCTGCTGACCATTGGAAAGATACCGCTGAACCTGCAATCCAAACTCTTGTCCACAAATCTGGATGGCGATAAGCGTCATCTAAAAATCCATACAATTTTTGAAGAATACCGTTACGAACCCAACCCTTTAAAGTTGTATTTACAAATAACTGTGGGTCTAACTCTTCTTCAGGATCAGAAAAATAAGAAGTAGGGGCAGCCTGTAATTGAACAGGACTTACAAAGCCAGTTAAATCACTCATAGACGTAGTCTATGGCTCTTTAGGCTTGTGGGGTGTCTATGCCTCTATCACTTAGTGCATTTATCAATTTTTCCTTGAATTCTGCAACATTGTCCTTTGGTTGCAGACTTGCCAATACAGTACGTGCAACTCGATCTGCAAGTAATTGACTTTCAATATCGGAGACTAACTCTCTGCTTGTTTGATATATATCAAAAGTAGTTGCTCTTCTTTGAATTACTTCGCTAGGTTCAAGCACCTCAGTAAACACGGTTCCATCTAATCTAATACCTACAGTATAGGCTGCTTGGATCATATCATTTTCAGACATTACTCTATTCCCATCAACTTTCTCTTTCGTTGTGCTACGGATATTGCTACAGGACAAAAATCGCACAAATAAGTTTTTGGTCCTGCGGATTCTTCATACTTCTCCATACCCTCTGCTCTGCGTTCCTTTATTGTTTTGGGCACCAACATCTTGTCTTTAATATGCCAATCTGAACAGCCATCCTTTGGTTTGTTGTGTTGCCTATAGCAAGTCATTGCATCTTCCATAAAGGTAGAACGTGAATCGTAAAAAGTGTCGTCAACCTCTGCAATACCTGCAGATCCTCCGCCTTTTATTTGACGAATAATTTCTTTTTTAGACTCCGTTTTAGCCCAGGCTTTTAAAGGTAATACAAATAATTTACCTTTATGAGGTTCTCCAGAAGGAAATACATGCTGTTCGCATGCAATTGCCAACAAATAATCTTGTTCAGGTACGCCTTCATAAGGAGGTAACTCTTCTAAAGTTTGGCATACAAGACAATACAACAATCTAAATTGGGGTTCGTTAGTTTGTTTTTTTTCACCAAGAATTGGAATATTATTCATAATCAGTTTTGTTTTTGATTACCGATCCTGGTTGATCGTGTAACCAAGTGACTATTGCATATTTTGTACCAGTTTTAACAGGATGTGCAATGTGAGAATATGCATAATTTGCAGGAAAAATTGCTAACATTCCAGGACTAGGTTTAATTTTTACATTATGAAAAACAAACTCCAATTCTCCTCCAGTATAGTCATCGTTTAAATATAAAATAGGAGATATAGAACGATGTGTACGTGTTACTCCGTCAAAATGGGCTTTATATTCTTGTCCTGTTTGATATTTTAAAATATTAAAATGTTCTACAAAATAATATGGATCATTATTAATAAATTTGTTAGTGTAATAATTAGTTGCACTAAATAACAAATCAAAATATTTATTGTTTAATAAACGAAACTCTTCATTAATTTCTGCAGATTTTGTTAAATTAAGATGAGAATTAGTTCTAATATCTTGTTCTGTTTTTCCTATAGTTAATGCTTTTTCAAAAACAATTTTTGAATTTAAATTAGAGGTAATTTTTTCAATTGTATCAATTGTTTCTTGAGGATTAGCCCAAACATCACGATATATGGCTATACAACCTCCTACAATTTCAGTAGGTTCAATTGGATATGGTGGAATATACACAGTGTTCTCCTTATGGTGGTCCGTGTAGCCTAACGTATTTAGGCGGCTAAGGCTATTTTACGATGTTCTTGATCATGACCTAAACGGTCTGTTCTTTTAATTGAGTATCCACAGCAAGATTTACCCCTTTTTACGTTTGACTTTGGGCGTTTCTTACTTGCTTTACCACACTTACGGGCGTCGTTACGACCCCCACCACTCTTACTTCTCGCCAAGAGGTAGGCCGTAGTCTGGGTTCTTTGCGTTATCATGTCCACTTTGGAAATGATCATTTAATGCACGCTTTACAATGCTTTGATGGCGAGAAGTGGTAGAGGAATACTTTGTAGTTGATTGCTGCCAACCAGCATCTCCGTGCCATGCGATTGGCGTTCCATAAGAACGTACTGTGTATGTTGGATTTGATTTACGATACTCACGGGTTTCATCATCTGACATACGTCCTGGATCAGTAGCGCCTTCTACACCTGAAAGTGCTGATGCTTGAAAAGGCATTTTACTTGAAATAAAGTCTGGGGCTTTTGCTCTAGTTGTTTTAGAAAGTCTTTGTGATTTATTCATAATTAATCTCTAAAAGATTGACGTTGAGTTTTTTGCATTCCTTGCAACATTTTACCTGCTTTACCTTTACCTGCTACGCTGACTTTTGCATTTCTTGTTGCTTGTGGATCAGTTTCTCTATATCGACCACTTGCAAGTGCTCCTGCAGATAAACCAGTAAATTGTTTTGACTGAAGATTATACATTTACTTACCTGGGTTTACCTTTGCTGGATACTCAGAGGTTGCAAAACCATAACCATAAAATGGATGAAGTGATTGACGGTTGGCTTCAGTACCAGAGGACTCTGGACCTACTTCAGTATCAGGACGTACCTTGCGATACTTTCCATCTGTTGCACCATCATCAAGTGACTTGTTCATTGAACGAGATGAGTTAACGGCCATCGTAGTTACCTTTCATTATTGCTTTAAATGCTGGAGTGTTTGCTTTTGCTTTTTTAACTGCTTTCATTGCTGACTTGACATTGGCTCTTGCAACTTTTGTCTCATTACCACGAGCCTTTATATCACTCATGGCTTGATTAACAAGTGTTTGGTTTGCTGGGTTTTTTGCCATACTACGTCGATCATTAAATAACATTATTTTTTCTTCTTTCTGTTTGCCTCAATTACGGTGTCTACCGCTTGAGCAGACTGAGCGTACTGTTCCTTGCGAGATGCTGGATACTCTCCTTTTGAATTAGAGATATAAGCACCTGTATCTCTGACTAAATTATGCACCCTTTGGCGCTCTTTAGCACTCTGAATGCGGGTCCTTCTGCGGTCGTTAAACATCATGACATTTTTTCCTTTATTCTTTTAACGTTTTTTGCTGTTGTGCAAGACAAACAGTGTCCTCTATTAGATAGAAATTCAACAGGATTCATAACGACGCCACAAGTCGGACAAGGTGATGAACCATTATACATAGTGGCATTAGACGCAATTAGTCCTGCTTGTAACTCCATCGTTAACATACCGTCGCCGTCATTCATAGGTTAGTACCTTTCTGGATCCCATTCACCAATTCGTTTTTGATATCCGTAAAAAGGATCTTTTGCTCCTGGCTTTCTAGCCTTTAACATCTCTTCATACTGTATTGGATCAACTCTATTTTTACGTTTTACGCTATCTACATTTTCTAAATAAGACATTTTGCGCTTTGGATCATCACCACGATCAGGAACTATAGTTGGCATTAGTTACTCCCTAGTGCATTTCGTTCGGCTGCTTGGTAACCAGCAACACCGCCAGAGTACCAGGATACTCTTGGTTCGGCATACTTTCTGTCGATAGTTACAATGTCATCAATACCAAGTTGACTGCGATCTCCGTAGCCATAACGTTCTGGAAATAATTGAATCTGAGGTAGTGGTGGTCTGACCATCTCTTGAATATCTTTTCCAGGTATGTTCATAACCATGAGAGCCTGTTGTGTAAGACGTTCTTGATTGGATGCCCATGGTCCTAGATAAGAGTACCTCTTGGCTACCTTGTCAGGTTCTACAGGTGCTCGCCACGGCTTTGTATAATCATAAACGCCATCAAATTTCTGTGTCATCCTATTGCTCCTCTATGAGTTACCCAGGATGTTGCTTGTACCTTATTTGGTACATCAACACCTAACTCTCCAGCAGCATGCTGATACGCATGAACGAAGTGCTTGTATCTACCCATTGAACTTAAACCTAGATCTTGAGACATAGTTCCTGTCTGGCGTGGAACCTTTAACTCCTCTAAATTCTTTGGCTTTCCTGAGCCAGCAAAAGGTCTGCCCATTGCAATGTCATATGCGTGACGATCAATTGTCACAGGCTCCTTATTACTTGGGTCGTGAATGTTCTTAAAGAAACTAGTTACTTTATGTCCGCCTAGTACCTTGTCTGGCTCTTCTCCTGCATGAATTCTTTGGGCTTTTGCAACATTTGCTGGAAGGAGGGCGCTCTTAACATCGCCAGTCTTTACTAACTCCTTTGCCTCTCTAACATTTCTATCCCAGTCACTTAATGGGGATAATGCCGCAATAATTCCTGCGCCACGTTTTGTGTCTCCGCCACCAAGTTTGGTTGCTTCTTCGTGTGCCTTTTCATACCATTGATGTCCGCCTTCAACAAATGCGGGAGATGCTTCACGGTACTTTTTAATAACATTTTCTACATGGTCTTTAAACTGTGCTTGAGCAATATTCTGATCCCAACGACCGTGGGGATTTACTCCAAAGTAAGCCATATTATGCCCACGCAGGTCTCAAATAAGCAAGCATTGCTTGACGTCTTGCGTTAATTTCTCCAGGCTGGTCTGCAACAGTGTTTGCTTTACCATCATTTACTAAATGAGGAGCAGGGGTTAGTTGTGTCTGTGGTGCGCTTCTTTCTGATCTATAAACAACTGCGCCATTTATATTTACTAACTTTGCTTTCATTTGACGTTCAATGCCAGTCATTGGATGTATTTGTTCTGGCCAATAATACATAGAAGGTTCAATGCGCTCACCTTTGTGAACACCTCTTTGATAAGCCTTTTGATTTACACGGTTCTTAATAGAATCTAATAGACGATCATCTCTTCGAGATCGCATTGTGCCAAGATAACCATCTGGATACTCTGCAGATGGAATGCGACCAATACCCATGCGAGATTCATCAATTGCACTACGGGCTATAGGAGTTCCTGCACCACCCTGATTGTTATAACCGTAAAGACCTCCACCACCAAGAGATTGCCAGTTTTGTGATGCTGAAAGATTATTAACTCCACCAGCCATTACACACCTCTATCTCTGCGGTTTTTTGCAATAGTTGCATAAACCTCATTTACTGAAATTTTTTTACCCTTATATGTAGCGCCACGACTTATTTGAGATTGTTCTGCAAATTCTTGAGCCTTTGGTTTTGATTCCATTCTTTCGTACTCTGCTGTTCGATGAGCACTTGCTACAAACTCTGGGTTAGATTCAACACCAGGAACTTTGCGACCAAAATAAACGTTACCACCCTGTGGGCGTCTTACATCCGTTCCACCCAAATCATAACCAGCAATTTGTTTGTTTTTTACACCAGCAGTACGTGCATCTGGAAGGGTACTGTGTTTAACACTTATATCTGCAAATATTTTTCCACCAGTTTTCCATGCACCCTGATAAACATCGCCTGTTGCTTTTGTTTTATTTTCTTCTTTAAAACTCTTTGCTTGTCCTGCAGTGTATGGTGCGTCAGTAATCTTTTCAGCACCAGGAATTGAAACCATAACTCCAGGACCTTTAGGAGATTCACCAGTTTTAAAACTACGGCTGGCGCCACCTTCATTGGCTAAATTAGCAAACTGCTCATTACTAAGCATTTGGATTTCTACCACCAGAAGTTGGCATAACAGATGTGCTGGAAGGAGTGTCGTCCCAATTAAATGTTGTGCCAGCAGTTTTTTTAGATAATGATAAAGGTCTACCACCACCAATGCTTCTATTTTTCCATGCAGTTGCTTGAGCAGCAGATCCTGCTGTAGAAGAACTAAATGATAGCGGCGTATCTACATCTGGCGTTTGTGGCGTCATCGAGTTGTTAGCGCCGAATTGTGAATTCGACAATGATGCCATTTTAGTAGTCGCTGCCCATTCCACCTTGGAAGTTAGGATTTTGACGTCCTGATACAGAAGGAATAGTTCTTGCATTAGTCATAGTTGAACCTGCACAAGGATCAATGCAAGGCATTGATGCAGTAATTCTATGTGCAGCACCTTTGCGCTCAGACGCTACAGCATCTGCTACGAGTACGTTTTTTCTATTTGCTTTTGTACCGTACATTGGCTGTGCTGATTGAGTGTTCTTCTTTGGCATCAATGTACCAACAGAAGGTGTACCACTTACATTAGTAAATGTTGCATTTGCACCAGATGGGGTGTATTGATCTGGGCTCATATCTTTTTTCATTTTAGTACCTGCTGACTCTAGATGGTTTGAAGGTGCGCCCATGCGACGTCGCATTGCGTGACCCATATCTGTCCAATTTGCCATGGTGACTCCTTAGTGTATGTCTAAGGATAGAACTAAATTAACTTGCTGTAATGGCGAATACAATGGCGGAAATTTCTCCGTCACGGGATTCAATAGTGGTAAATCCTGGTTTGCAGGTTAAATCTAAACCTCTAGGGGCTACATAGCCACGAGATATAGCAATTGCTTTCACTGCTTGGTTTACTGCCCCTGCACCTACAGCACGTAATTTTACTTCGTGCTTTTCGTAGATAGCATGAGCGATTGCTGATGCAACGCTTTGAGGATTTGAACTTGCACTAACTCTTAAAAACGGTTCGTCATTAGAAATAGGAATTTCAGGTGAAGTTGTCATGTCTAGTAGTCCTTTGAGTCGAATTTATGTACCGCTCCTAGAATATAGGGTAAGGCTAAAGTCTTGGGGCGTCTCTGTATTTAGGATCTTTCATTTGTTCGGCAACTGCCTTCTCAACCTCATTATAGAAGTTTTTTCCTAAGAGCCTTGCAAGAGCGTAAGAATCTGCGGCATTGTCATCATTAAATTCTATGCCCCATCTCTTGTATATTTGTAGCAACATCTCTTGTTTTTTTGCGTTACCTTTTCCTGCAGCAAATTTTTTTAAAGTCATGGGTGGAACTTTTAAGGGAAATTTTCTAGGATCACCCTCATCAAAATAATCAAAAATAGTTAATCTAACGGTTGCTGACAACTCTCCCAATACAAGGGCTGCATGGCTAGCAAGAACGGTGCCCTCCATTGCTATGTCTAAAATTGTATTGTTCTTTTCTTCAAGATAATCTAGATGATCTACTAACCATTGTCTAATATCAGCAAGTCTTTCAATTCCAAAATAAGGTGATTTATAAACCCAAGTTATATATTTTGTTGGATCATCAAACTGAAGTGCGGTTAATGCAAAGCCAGTAAGTGATTGATCTATTCCTACTGTTACGTTGCACTCTTTAGGTAAATTACCATCAATCGCTTTGGTTGGCACGGCGTTCTCTTTCATCTATGACCATTTGTACAGTCCCTAGATAACCCGCCCCATCAACTAGGTTGTCTCTCTTTTGTTGGTGTACCTCACGACAAATTTTTACCCATGCCATTGCTAATCCAACCTGCTCTTCTGTTACATCTGTACTAAAAATTACTTCCCAACCTTTAGCAATACGATTAAAATTATCTAACGGATGATCGTAAGATTTGTTACGGTCTCCTGTGATTAATCTTTGAGCCTCTTCAAGGATTGTTTCTTTATCCAAGTTCAAAGTATGCTCCTTTTATTAAATAGTTACTTGCTGGTTTTGTTAAAGATAGTAAATAATCATATGTTTCTTTAAATGAGTCACGTTTGTTTAATAACCACCAAGCAGATAGCGCTGCAGTTGAGTTAGATGTTCCAATAGTTGTTTTAGTAGAGTTGTCTAACATGTGAGAAGTGTAGTTGTCTGGAATGTAGATGTCTACTTTTCCTTTTGCGTTACTGTATGTTTGAATAATTCCTTCAGAGGTAACCGCTCCAACAGAAACTACCTCTTTCCAGCATGCTGGAGTAAATACTGGTTTTTTATTGCCATCATTTCCAGCAGCAGCAATTACAGGAACATTTACTTTCTTTAAAAAACTTACTTGTTTTTTAAATGTGCTTGAAACATCGCAGGTTTTAAAGGTATTGCCTTGAGAAAGGCTTACAACAGAGATATTGTATTTCTTTTGATTTTTTGTTATCCAAATCAATGCCTTATCAATATCCTCTGTGTAATAATCTGCGGGTTTTCCTTTTGGATCTATACCAACAATTCTAATTAAAATAACTTTTGCTTTAGGATTAACTTGAGTAATTACAGAAAGCATTCGAGTGCCGTGATTTAAGATTTTATTATTAGAAACGGGGATGTTAGCAGCCCCCTTGCCTTCCATAAATTTTTTGCTATTTGGACAGGTAAATTCAGAAACAATACAAACCTCGTACAGAATATTATTTTTAAATAACTCTGTATTTGTTCCAGAATCTATGACTGCTATAGATTTTAAGGAGTCTGCCTGTACTGGTACTACTTGACTAAAAAGCAGTACCAGTACAAGTAACGTTTTTTTAATTCTTTACCCAATCCTTAAGTAAAGCAATTAACCTGTTTAAATTGGCTCGTAACATAGCCAAATCGTTTGTAAGGGAGGCTCTAATTTGTTCAACGGTCTGTGGTGTAGCAAATAAAATACTTTCCACAATTGGAACAAATTCAATAGAAGTAACAGTACTTGTTTCACCAACCGAGTTAGTAATAACCCTAGTAACTGTTCTAGTTTCCCCACTTAACTGTGTTGCGGTAATACGGGCGCTAGTTGTTTCATCTACTACAGGAGTAAACTGCATTTGATTGTCTACAACACTGTTTGGACCAAAAGTAACGGTATTTGAATTAATCTCAGCAACAAGTGTTGTTGTGTCTACAATTTCACTTCTAGTCACAGAAATTGGTGTACTTGCTGAACCTTGAGTAAACACTTGTGCTTGAGAATCATACTTAACTGGATTTTCTGGTGTACCAAGGTATCCTCCAAGGCTTTTTCCAGTTTCTGTATGCACTGGAACTTGAAGTACTAGTTGTTGACCAGCCCAAGGTGTATCGCTTGGCATTATGCCGCCCCAAGAACCATTAGGTCCACATACTGCAGGACCGCAAACAATGATATTTGTTACGACTCCAGCAGAATTAACAACAGCATAAGTTGCTTGGTTTTCATCTGCATGTGCAGAGATTGTTGACACACCTGTTAAGAAAAGTGTGACTATTAAAATATTATTTATTTTTTTCATGTTATAAATGTATCCCTCCGTCCCATTCGAGACTCGTTTGTTCTCCGTGTTATTTCCCTCGAAACTAAAGTGATATCCCGTTCTTGATTTGAGAGCATCATCTCTAAGATCTTGCGATAAGCATACCGCTCCTCATAAATGTCTCCTAATTGAATAATCTCTGGATCGGTAGCAATCTGAGCCTTGGCTAAACTTACGGTTGAGCCTTTTGAGGCTGCTCCCATCTTAAGTATGAGCAATTTGTTCTCAGCCATATCTAAGGCTCTCTGAGCCTCACGTTCACTGAGTTGAGCCTGAACTAACTGCGAAGCAAAGTAGTCGGCCCAACCAGTAAGAGTAGTAAACATTATGGCTAAATCTTCACTGCTCAACTCTGTAATGTCAGGTGGTAATACTGCCTGTTCGTACTGTGGCTTTGGTAGGGCAAGACCCCTCTTCATCAAGACTTCTATCTCACTCATTACTTTCCAATCAAAGAACAATATTTACATCCAGCAGGATCAACATTACAGGCAGGTGAAACACCTGCTTCAACTGCATCTATAACTTTTTGTGCAGCGTTAAAGATTCTTTCTACTACGTAATAGTCAGACTTAATTGTGAACTCTTTATAATCTTGGTCTGCTTTTAATTCATAAATAAAAACAATTTCATTTGGAGCATCATCACCAAATTGTCTTTTGGCTAACTCTAAATACATCTGTCCTTGAAGTAAGTGGGTTCTAAATGGACGGCGAATGTTTTTCCAAGCCTTTGTTAGATCACCATCTGCATCGTAGAGTAACTCTGGCGCTTCAAACCTAAGTGTTCCTGCACCAATAGATTTAATTTCTATAAGGCAGTCATCTCCAAGGCCCTTGACCCAGCCATCTGCATGGCCATGAATGCGAAGAGGTTCATAAACTAAGGGAACTTCTTTGTACTCAAAGACTGAAGGACCATTATTTACCTCAGAACTAACTCCCCACTCAGATCTATTGTCCGTTTCACAGTACCAGTTACCATACAAGACACCCATATTTGCTAATCGATTCTGCCATTTAGCATGGATAAAGTGTCCTTCATCAAAGATGTTCTGAAGGCGAAGATTGGGTTTTTCTTTTTTAGCCTTACCACCATTTAATAGATAATAAGCATACTTGTGACACCAGTCGGCTTTAATAATTTCAGAAGGATGAAGTACGTCCGTCCTTCTATCTGACTCTGGCTGTCTCATTAAGTGACGTTCTATGTCTCCTATCAATCTAGTATCAGCCTTTTTAGTATCAAGGAACTTCTGTAAGTCTGTCTTAGATGTTGCCATTAGTATTCCTTGTCTGTACTGAAAATAAATTCTCTTAGGGACATTTTCTTTTTGTATTTCTTTTGCCACTTTCTCATTAAAGCGTTACGTTCTCTGTGGCTTAACCCACCCCAGATTCCGTGTGGCTCATCTCTTTTAACGGCATCCCACAAACATTGGGCACGTACTGGACAATGGTTTTTTCCTGTCTCACCAAAACAAAATGCTTTGGCCTGATCAGCAATGTCCTTGTACTGCTCTTTATCACGAGGAGGGTAAAAGATGTCGGTGTCTTGTCCCGAACATCTTGCTTCGTATCTCCAGGCATACTCTGGTTCATCCATGTGTTAGGCATCCTTGACTTTCTCTAGCATTTCTATGAAGTCGTCTTCAAGGAGAACCACGTAATTCTCCCCATCTAAATGGATACCAAGTACTGGCATTCTTCCATCTAAAATTGCCTCTCTTACTATTTTTTTCAAGACCGTAGACTTTATCGTAGTCTGTTTTTTACCAGTCCACTTATGTTCAATCAGCAGGTCGGCTGATCTTACATCGCCTTTACGTGACCAAAACGCACCAGAAGCAGCATTACGAGAACCGTTAATTTTTTTAGCGAGTCTCTTCTCATGTTTCTGAGATTGTTTTTGTCCTTCAGTCTTCAAGTTCTATTTTGCCACTCTCGTAGCCCTCCAGCAAACGAGGAACAATATAGAACATTGTTTCACGCCAAAAACAAGGAGAACAACCACAAAATGGTTCTCCTGAAAGCGTTTCTAGAATTTCATCTTCTTCACCTTCCCACACGGCTTCAAAAAGCATATCTGTATAAGTTTCTACACCTTTTTCTAAATCGTGCGCCCATGCTTCGTCGTTTACTATAAATTTTTTACTTTCAATCATTGTCAGAACCTCCAGCCATCGGTACATCGGAGGAACTAAGTACAACCTTTTGTAGTTCTTCCTTGAGATCAATTTCGCCACGGATACTATCAATGACTGGTTCAATTCCCTGCCACTTTCTTTCTCCATAGTAATACCACCCACCTTTACGATCTATTATTCCTTTTACAACTGCTAGTGCTGCGATTTCTTTTGCAAAATCATATTCTCCTGGCAAACAATGGCCTCCATCTGCAAAATAAAAATCAAAATAAGCAACTCTTTGTGGAGGTGCTGTTTTATTTTTTAATGTTCTAACTTTAATTCTTTGTCCAATACGAACCTTATTACCGCTAGGTCCAACCTCAATCCATTCGTCTCTGCGGATCTCACATCTTGTAAAGAAAGCATAGTTTTTTCCTTCTCCTCCTGGAGTTGTTCTTGGGTCGCCATGCATTACGCCAATCTTCATTCGATATTGGTTAATTATTAATCCTAAAACAGGACGTTCATCTTCTACAAGACTTCTTTTAATTGCAGAACCAACAACTCGAAAAAACTTATTGGTAAGTAATGCACCTCTACCAACAGTCATTTCATTCATATCTTTTTCCATTTCAGGAGCAGGAGATAGAGCAGGCAAAGAATCAATAACAATTGCATCTACTGATTTTGATTCAGCAAATTCAATTACAGCCTGATACGCCTCTTCCATAATGTTTGTTTCAATAACAATTACCCTAGAAGTGTCTACCCCACACATTTCTGCATAATCAGGGACCCATTGTTCTGCGGCTACCCACACTGTTGTGTGTTCTGGGTTTAACTTTTGGTTTGCTGCAATAGTTTTTAAAGCAACTGCAGTTTTACCATGAGAAGGTTCACCAATTAATTCATTCCATTGGTTTCCTGGGAACCCTCCTCCCAAAACATAGTCCAACGTGGTGGAACCAGAAGTAATGCGAGGAACCAAATCGCTGCGAATGTCAGACGCAATAACAACCACATTGTTACCAAATTTTTTATTAAGTTGAGCAACAATCTTTTTGGCTTCGTCATTCATTACTCTATTCTCCCAATGATTCCTTGTGGATTCCAATTACTTTGAGTGTCATTACCTAAAGAAGATTTTATATTTCCTTCTACTTTTGCACCAGTTAGTGAGCCAAATTTACTTCCTGATTGTTGTAAAGGATACCCACAGTCGTAACATCTTGGAGCAGCGTTTTGAACAGCCATATAATTATTACTATTGCAGTCAGGACATAACTGAGTTTGACCTGTGCTTCCAATACGAATGCTTGGTTGTTGAGGTTGTGGTGGAACATAGGGTGTCATAGGTTGTTGTGATGGTGGCATTGGAATATCTGCAGGGCGTGCAACTGGTGCTGCAGGTTGCACACCTAATTGTTTAGACCACCAGTCTGCGTTGCTCATTTTGCTTCTCCCCATTTGTCTACTATTTTTACATCGGCAATTAGTGGAACAATAATTGCTGGGATGTGTACGCCTTCCATTGATTCTCTAACTGCTTCGGCAACCGATTCTGCTAGATCTTCACGAGCAACTGTAACAAGTTCATCATGCACAGTCAAAATTACATTGGCATCAGGTTCTGTTACTAAACAAGAGTGGGCTCTAATAATTGCTAACTTCATTAAATCTGCTGCAGATCCTTGAATTACTGTGTTAAATGCTTGTCTTTCAGCCCTTGCTCTTAAACCTATCTCTTTACTTTTTAAATCTGGCAAATATCTTCTGCGTCCATATACAGTGGGAACATATGGAACTGGACTTTTTGCCAAGGCTTGTCTAATAATTTTGGCTTTATATTTCGATATATCGTTAAATTTTTCTGTAAATCTATTTAATAAATTTTTTGCATCAGTAACTGTACAGCCAATACTTGCTGCAATTTTTTCTGGGCCAACACCGTAAGCAATAGAAAGAACAAGAACCTTTCCCGCTTTACGATCTACTCCCATTGTATTGCCAATGGTTGTGTATATATCTTCTCCATCTAAATAGTTTTTTACCATAATTGGATCTTTAGAAAAAGAAGCAATAATTCTAGGTTCAATCTGAGAGTAATCAGCAACTATTAGTTTATATCCAGGAGGTGCAACAAATAAGTTTCTAATTAACTTTCCATACTCTCCTGCACTAGGTATGTTTTGTAAGTTTGGATCGCTGCTAGAAAATCTTCCAGTTTCTGCTCCATGGGCTTTAAAGTTAGTATGAACTCTGCCATTAATTAACAAACTTTTTTTATCAAAAACTTTTTCCTTACCCATTGTAGTTCTTGTAACTTCTCCACCTAAATATGGCATAACGTAAGTTGTCATTAATTTATTTAGATCTTGATACTCAAGGATTGCATCTACTAACTCATCTTTAGACCTATAAAATTCAAGAGCATCTGATGAAACAGAGTAATGATAGATAGTTAAATTACTTGCATCAGTTGCTGCAACGGCTTGTCCTCTTGCGGTGAGGGCTACCCGTACACGTAAGTTTGGTTTAATGCCACGACCCTCTGGTTTAGGAGAGAACAACAATTCTTGTTTTTCTTTTACTGAATTCATAGCAAAAGGTTTGCCAGTTAGTTTCCAAGCCTTAGCCTTTGCTAAATCAATGTCTTTTTCAAGACTTGCTTTTAAGGAAGTAAGTTCTTCTACATCAATTGTTGCACCAGTTAGTTCCATATCACACAATGCTGGAATTAATCCCATTTCTAAATCCCATACATCTTTTAATCCATTTTGTAATTTTGGAGAAAAAGTTTTATATAAATTCCAAGTTACTTCTGCATCTATGCCTGCATATTTAGCCACGACAGAAAAAGCGTGAGCCTCAACTTCTGCACCTACTCCTTTTTCTACTTTTAAACTTAACTCTCTTTCAGCACAAGCAGCAAGATTTAAGGCTATTCTATTTCTATTGTCAATGATAAATGCTGCCATTAAAGTATCAAAAAATGGTTTTGAAGGAACGACTCCCCGATAATATTTAGCAACTGATTTTAAATCAAATTTAATGTTATGTCCTATTTTTAGTTTGTCACTAAAAAACAATGGTTTTAATGCTTGAAACACTTCTCCAGGTAGTAATTGTTCTGGTGGTAAATCAAATACTGGTTTCCATTTTGCTTGATTTTTAGAATAGTCGGCATCTGTTAAAGGTTTACCAGCAACTGCCTTACGTTGACCACTTAACAAAAGTTCTTTATCCCAACGTAAAAATTCCCCATTAGGATGACCCATGGGAATTACATCTGTTCTTCCTTCTGTTGCTAAAGAAATCCACAACACGTCATTTACCACAGGTTGAATTCTGTTTTCTCCAACTGTTTCTACATCAAATGCAAATGCATTTACTGATGAGTAATACTCAACCAGATTTTTAAGTTGTTCTTTAGTTGTAATA